AGTACCTCCGTAGGAGGTACTAGGGGTCGGGTCGGGTCGGGGGGACCGTGACGGGTTCGGGGCGTCACGGTGTGACGGGCCCCCGTGACCTGCGGATTCATCCCAAAACGCGCCCTGATCCGGAGCGTTTTCACTTTTTTCCGTCGAATTTTCGTCGTCGAAACGTCGACGATTCGAGCGCGATTCGCTGCCGTTTTCGCGGGCGGCGCGCTGCTCGGCGGCCTTCTCGCGGGCCCGCTGCTGGCGCTCGGCGGCGGCCTCGCGCTCGCGCTCGACCTTCGCCCGGCGCGGGTTGTACTGGTGGTAGTCGTGGATCTGGTAGTCACCCGCGGCCGGCTGCGGGCACCGCGGGCACGTGTGGCCGGCGGCGTGCCACAGGCCGACGGCGACCAGCTTCCGGGCCTGCGGCGCGGTGCCGTACAGCTGGGCGACGACGCCCGGAACGGTGCCTTCGGTGAGGTGTTGGGCGGCGTAGGCGCCCGCTCGCATCCATAGGCCGATCGCGGCGTTACCGGCCTTGATCAGTTTCGGGTGGCTGTGCGCGGTGTCGTCGACTTTGAACCATGGCACGGGGGTTGCTCCTTGCTGGGTGGTGGCGCCCGGGGCGAGGGGCGCGCGGCTCGTCCCCGCCCCGGGGCGATCAGGGGCCCTACTCGGGCCGGTAGGTGCGGGGCCGGTGCCGGTCGCATCTCCAACCGGCGGGGTACAGGCGGGCGGGCTCGCCGCACCGGGGCCGGCCGGTGTCGCACCGGTTCGGCGGCGGCTCTTCCTCGGCGGTCGGCGTCGGCTCGAGGTCGAGGTCGAGAGCGAGGTCGAGTTGCCCGGGCAGGGGCGGCGGGGTCGGCTGGGCGAGGGTGCGCTCGAGTTGGTCGAGGCTCATCACGGGGTGCCTCCGGTCGGGTCGGGGGCCCGCCCTCGACGGGGCGGGCCGGTCCGGCTACTTGACGCGGCGGTGGCGGCGCCGCTCGGCGCGCCACAGGGCGTCGATGCGGGCCGTGATCGCCCACGCGCCGACGGCGAGCGCGGCGAGGCACGACAGGGACGACAGGGCGACGACGGCGAGCTCGCTCACGACTCGCCCCCCGCGGTGATCGCGGCGAACTGACGGGCGAGGGCGCCCGTGCGCCACGCGGCGGCGGTCGCTTCCTTCCCGCCCTTGCGCCACGTGAGCGCGTGCGTGCGGGCCCGGGTCGGCTTCCACACGACGCCCGGAGGCTCGAGCACTTCACCCGTGGCCGGGTGCGGAATCTTCGCGGCGCCTATGGCCTGCATCTGCGCGACCAACTCGGCGAGCTTCCACGGCTTGACCGTGCGCACGATCCGGGTCTCGGTCCACGGCTCGTCGGGGAACGTCTGGCGCAGCCATCGGGCGAGCGCTTCCTCGTCGGTGATCACGGGCCCGGACTCGCCCTTGCGGAGTGAGATCGTGGCGACGGCCTCGCCGCCGGGGAGCTCGGCGGCGACGCGCTCGACTCCATCGCGGGCGGCGGCGGTGTCGAGGGCGGTTTGCATGCGGGCGCGTACGTCCTTTTTGGCGGCGGCGACGCGGGCGGCGAGCAGGTCGAGGGCGGCCTCTTCGATGGCGAGGTCGCGCAACGACTCGGCCGGCTGCTGCTCGGTGGGCGCGGTGTTCTCGGCGTTCACGCGGCGGCCCCCTGGGCGGCGTCGAGCAGGTCGGCGCGCATCTCGCGCAGCTGCTCGAGGGTGGCCTCGGTCGGCGCCACGCCGTGGCGGGAGGTGAACAGCTGGTCGGCCTCGCCGCGGTCGGTGACGCCCGCGGCGGTGGCGGCGGCGTACATGGCGGCGAGGGCGGCGGCGCGGTCGACGTTCGACGGCGGCGCGGCCTGCTCGGGTATCTCACCCTGCGGCGAGGCGGCCGGCTGCTGCTCGGTCGGCGCGTTCCCGCGGGTCCACTCCATGGCGCGGCGCGGGGCGTCGGCGATCGGCCCGCGGGCCTGCTGCTGGCCGGCCTGGTCCTTGCGGCGGGCGATCGCGTCGAGCTGGTCGAGGTAGTCGGCGGGGGCGCCTGCCTTGACGGCGGCGGCTCGTACGGCGTCGAACGCGGCGCGGCTGGGCGCCTGCTCGGCTTCGGCGAGGAAATCGCGGCGGGGCGGGCGCTGCTGCTGCGGGGCCGGCTGCTCCCACGGGCCCGGTTCGGCGCGGTTGCTGCGGCGCGGCTGCTGCCCGCCCTGCTGGCGCTGCTGCCCGCCGCGGCGCTGCTGCTGGCGCTGCTGCCCGCCCTGCTGCTGGCGGGGGGCGTTGTCCATGACGGGGTGATCGCGGTCGCCGTCGTCGATGCTGCGGGCGTCCACAGGGATCATGAACACCTGAAACAACATGTACTTGAGCGCGGCGCTCATGGCCTTGTTCGTCGACTTGTCGGCCGTGTCCATGGCTTCGCCCGGCACGGTGACGAGCAGGCAGTCACCCGCGGGCCCGTAGATGCGGTAGAGCATCTTGAGGACGGTGTGCGTGCCCTTCTCGCCGCGGGGGCGCTGCTTGTGCTCGATGCACTCGGGAGCAATGAAGCATCCGTGATTGCGCATGGGGCCGGCCATGGCCGACATCGCGTCGTCGACTCCGCGGAAGCTGTAGTTCTGCTGCTTGTTTTCCTGGTTCTTGCCGACGGGCATCACGTCGCGCATGACGCCGTGGATGACCTGGAACACGCGCGGGAGGTCGGCGGGCCCGCCGGGCGGGGCGGGTACGTAGGCGGTTTCGATGCGCGGCGCGGTGTCCGGAACGGGAGCGAGGTGCGGGGCGACGGCGGTCATGCGGAGTGTCCGTTCTGGGCGGTGCGGGCGGCGGCGAGGGGGATCACGTCGGCGAGGGGTTCGCCCGTGATCTGGTCGAGCAGGGCCTCGCGGGTGCCGGCGGCCTCCGCGGCGCGCATGGCGCGGGTGGCGTCGGTGGCGTCGTAGTTGAGGGCGGCGAGGTCGAGGGCCGTCACGGTGGCGGCGTGCGCGGTGAGCAGGCGCCCGACGGCGGTCGGGTTCTGCGCGTAGGCGAGGGCGAGGTCGTCGAGGGCGTCGGCGAGGCTGTCGAGGCCGTCGGCGAGGCCGTCGGGCGTACGATCGGGAGTCACGTCCAGTGCCTTTCGAGTGGTGGGCGTGTGGGCCGTTCCGGGTCGCATCCGGGGCGGCCCGTTCGTGTTTCAGGCGGCGGCGCGGTGCGCGGCGCGGTGGCGGTGCTGGCGCTCGAGGCGGCGGCATGCGAGCTCGACCTCGAGGGGGAGGCGGCCGGCGGCGCGGTCGGCGTCGCGGCGGGCCCGGGCCCGGTCGAGGGCGGCGCGGGCGGCGGCGAGGGCCTGCTCGCGGGGGATCACGTCGGTGTCAGTCATGCGGCCTCCCTCGAGGGCTCGAGCAGGGTCGAGGCGGGCAGTCCGTAGGCGGCCTCGACGGCGGCGAGAGTGCGGGCGCTCGGCGCGGTTCGGCCGTGCCACAGGCGCCATGCGGTGTTGCGGGGGAGTCTCAGGCGGCGGGCCGCGGCGGCGGGGGTGTTGTCGCCTGCCTTGCGAGCGGCATCGACCAGAGCTGAACGGTCGTACATGAGCATGCGTCCTTCCGTGGCCGGATAGCTTCCTTCCACGGATGGAACATAGCACGAGCGCGCGACATATGTCGCCGTGCGCAGCTGTGAAGAGGTAGGGGTCTGGCCTGCGAGATCGCCGTTGACACCGTGCACTTGAGTAACGACGATGGGTCACCTGTGACAGGAGCGTACGGGTGTTAAGGGGGTGAAAGTTCCTTGTCAGCTACGCGTTTTGGTCAACCCGAACGGGGCAGGCGCTTGGGTTGTTCCACGCGCGGTATGTTCCATCCATGGAACGAAACAAAGGCAGCGCACACGATCTCTCCGTCTGGCTGCGCGACCAGCTCACCCGCCGCGGGTACGACCTCAGCCCACGCGGCGGCGGGCAATCGCGCTTCGCCGAAGAGTCCGGCATCGGGCGCGCGACGGTCAGTCGCATGCTCGGCGGCTACGGAGCCACCGACACGCGCGTACTGGCACAACTCGCCGCAGCACTGAACGTAACGCTCGGCGAAGTCCTCGTACGCGCCGGCATTGCGACCGACGAAGACCTCGGAAGGATCGCCCAACCCGACCCCGGACCACGACGCATCACCCCCGAGGAAGCCGCCGACGAACTCGGGATCTCCGACGAACAGGCGCGACGCCTGTTCGTGTCCATGGTCAAGACACTGCAACGCACGCCACCCCCCACCGAGCAACGCAGCGCAGAGCAATGACACCGGAGGCACCATTGAACGCCCGTTCACTGTCCATCCTGGGTAACACCCTGCTCACCGTCGGCGTCGCCATGGGGGGGACCGGCTTCATCACCAACCGCGACGATCTCGTACGGGGTGGCATCCTCCTGTCCATCCCCGCCGCAACCGCGCTCGTCGTCGGCACACTCCGCAACCAGACCGCCATCAACGACGACCAGCTCGCCCACGCACACCGCGCCGGCTACACCCTCGCCCTCGACCACGTGGCGCGCGGCCTGCTCGACCAGCCCACCGCGCCGACCGGCGGGGGCCGCGGCGACAACCAGCACGACGACAACGTGTGCATCCTGCCCACCCTTCACACCGACGACGAACGGGCGGCCGGATGACCACTCAGGCACCCGATACCTTCCGTGCGGCACCCGACCCCGACGGCGACGCATACATCGGCTATATCCGCGTCAGCACGTGGCGAGAGGAGAAGATCAGTCCCGAGCTGCAAGAGGCCGCACTCAGGGCCTGGGCCAAACGCACCGGCCAACGCCTGCTTGAACCACTCGTCATCGACCTTGACGTCACAGGCCGCAACTTCAAACGCAAGATCATGGGCGTCATCAAAAGAGTGGAGGCAGGCGAGGCGCGGGGCGTCGTGGTCTGGAAATTCTCGCGGTTCGGCCGTAACGATCTCGGTATCGCCGTCAACCTCGCCCGGCTTGAGCGGGCCGGCGGTGAACTCGCGTCCGCCACGGAAGACGTGGACCCGCGTACCGCCGTCGGCCGCTTCAACCGGCGCATCCTGTTCGATCTCGCCGTATTCGAGAGCGACAGGGCCGGCGAGCAGTGGAAGGAAACGCACCAGTGGCGCCGCGCGCACGGCCTACCGGCCACGGGCGGGAAGCGACTCGGCTACATCTGGCACCCTCGCCGCATCCCGCACCCCACCGACCCCATGCAGTGGACGACTCAGCGCGAGTGGTATGAGGTCGACGAACGCGCGCGCGCCCACATCGAGCAGCTGTTCGCACGCAAGCTCGGCGACGGCCTGCCCGCCCCGGAGGGGTACGGCGGCCTTGCGACGTGGCTCAACTCCCTTGGGTACCGGACCAGCGACGGCAACCCATGGCGGGCCGACAGTCTGCGCCGGTACATGCTGTCGGGGTTCGCCGCCGGCCTGCTCCGCGTGCACGACCCCGAATGCCGCTGCGATTACACAGCCAACGGCGGCACCTGTACCCGATGGGTGCACATCGACGGCGCACATGAGGCGATCATCACCCCGGAAACGTGGGAGCGCTACGAGACGCACGTCGAGGAGCGTCGCCGGATGACGCCCCGGGCCCGAAACCCGACCTACCCGCTTACCGGTCTCGTCCGGTGCGGAGGGTGCCGCGAGGGCGCCGCCGCGACCTCAGCGCGCCGAGCGTCCGGGCGCATCCTGGGGTACGCCTACGCGTGCGGGCAGAGCCGTTCCGGCCTGTGCAACAGTCCGGCATGGGTTCAACGGGCCATCGTGGAGGATGAGGTACAGACGTGGCTTGCGAGGGAGGTCGCCGCGGACATCGACGCGGCGCCCCCCGCGCTCATCCCGCAGCAGCGCGACGACCGCGCAGACCACGACCAGAGAGAGCGGGCCCGGCTCGAGGGCGAGCACACGCGGTTGACCAACGCCCTTACGAACCTCGCTGTCGACCGCGCCACCAATCCGGAGGCGTATCCCGAAGGCGTGTTCGAGGCCGCCCGGGAGCGGATCTTGAAACAGAAACAGGCCGTGACGGAAGCACTCGAAGCGCTCGCCGCGGTCGAGGCGACTCCGCAGCGCAGCGCGTTGGTTCCCCTCGCCGTCGGCCTGCTCGACGAATGGGACACGTTCACTGCTCCGGAGAAGAACGGCATATTGCGCTCGCTCATCCGGCGCGTGGTCATCACGCGGGGCGCCGTCGGCCGTAAGGGACTCCGGGGAAGCGGGCAAATCAAGATCACGATTCATCCCGTGTGGGAGCCGGACCCATGGGAGGAAACAGGGGAGTGACGCCCCGCCCTCACCTGCCGTAGCCACCTGTTTTATAAGCTCTGTCCCTGGATAGAGCGCGTAAAACAGGTGGGCAGACAGGGCCCGCAAAACAGGTGCGCGGCGGTCGAATCGCCGCACGTCAAAGGGCCCGCCCCCTATACCCCCGGGGGCGG